AGTTATAACCTTTTCCGTCTTCACCATCATCTCTCTTCTTCCACGAATCCCATTCACCGAATACTTCTGGTGCTTGTTCCGATGCTTTCAGCATATAGTACTCGCCTGGATAATGTTTAATACATCGATACGCTTCTTTGCGCACAGCCGATGGAACTCTTGGAGTTTTCTTAGGATCCATTAGATCCATTAGGAACTGTCGCGTATTGTTTACTGCCCACCGACGTTCATTTGGCATTGTCATACTATATAATCTCCGATGAAATATAAAACTTTGACAGCACCATAACCTATAAGAAACCCAATAAAAAATCTGATTATTGTCATTATTCTTTGACCTCATATGTTACATCGTCAAAACCAGTGGGGAGTCGTCTTTGAAGTTCTTCGACCATACAAGCTTTAAGAGTTGGATTTACATTAAGTTCTAATACCGCCTCAATATGAGCAGTATCCATTTCAGCAATAGTTACATATTTAAGGGGTTGATCTTGATTGATACCATACGTCCCCCACTTTAGAATAGACGCTTGAATAGCATGTGGAGCGTCATCATAAATACATAAATCAATCTCATCACCATTCGCAGAACGTCTTACATAATCAAGTCCACCATCAACCATATAATTTTTACCATTGGCATCAGTATAAGATTTATAGTCATGGCGATGCGTCGATTCTAAGATCGTGCCATCAGGAGTTTGAATTGCATTACGTATTAAGTTATTCATATTATTTGTGTCCAAAAAGTTTGCGTCTTCGATATTCAGCAATAGTTTCTAGTAATTTTTTAGACCAATTATCACGATGTTCAATAAACACTTGAGCCCCTTCATCGCCAGCAATTACAGTAACTAATTGTGTAATTGGCATACCTGTTCGTTCTTCCCACATAATAGCATAAGCAGTTTCTTGTATGAAGTAACCCTCACACCATTCTTTTTTCTTTGACTTAGCAGCAGTCTTATAATCAATGATAGAATTTTTACCATCCCATACACCAACACAATCTACTCTACCAGCAATACCTAAATGTTCTGAGTACAATGCAACTTCTTGAGCATAGACCTTAGTTAGTCTAACATCAAGAATTTCTTTGACTTCCATGAAGTTAGACTTTACAATAAGATTAGCATCTTTTAAGTAGTCTTCCTCATTATCAACATAACGTTCCAACACAGAGTGGACTGCAGTACCACGACCAGAAGCTCGTCTAGATATTTTATTAGCTTCTTCGGCGCCTACTCTAGCACGCCATTCTCTAATGTGGTCTTCACTTAGTATAGATAGGACTGTAGTAACAGATGGATAACGAACGCCATTAGGAGCAGCGTATTTTCGCCCAGAGTCAGTAGTCTTAGCGACCAAGTCTTTATAGCCCAGATCAATTGGTTCATGTTTAAAATTTCCTTTATTCATACTTGTTTACGCCATGGACGTTTAGCGCCATCTTGAGGACGACCATTAGTAGCCATCTCTGATTTATAGCCATTGATTATAAAATTTAATTTATATTGATCTATACCACGAGTATTTTCGATAGCTCTATGAACTGCTGCTAATTCAAGATCACGTACAGGACTATTAGACTTTTGCTTTTCTTTATGGACTACAGTATATAGTTCATATAGTTTAAATTGCGACAAAGGTTTAATTAGATTGCGAGCTTCTGTATCGTAATCACGAATTTCAGTTTTTTCTTCATGGCGCCAGTTACTCATATTGTAGTTCCTTTCTTTATTATTTAATATAGGTATATTATATCATAGTTTAGAAATCATGTAAACGTTTATTTCACTATTACTTAGATCATTTAGTTATAAGGATATAACCATTAATCTAATTCGCCACGTTCAATCATTTCTTTAGTCATAATAAAATCTCTTACGAAGCCAGATCTTACAATGTCTTCCCACTTAAATTCTATATGATCAAATGCACGCATATTTTTAATAATATTAATAAAGTTATTAATGCCATCTTGATCGCCTTTGCGAGTAAAATCAGATTGATAATAATCGCCAGCCATGATGAATCTACAATCTTCGTCAAGTCTTGTTATAACTGAACAAAGTTCGTGGTAGGTACAATTTTGAGATTCATCAATAATAACAATTGCGTTCTTAAGCGTGATACCACGAATAAATGATGTTGTAAGAAACTCTATTTGCCTTGCACCAATAAGCTTTACCCAAGCATCTGAGTCTTCAAATAAATCATTAACAATTGCTTTATATGGAGCTGTGTAAGCATCTTCTTTTTCTTCTTGAGTACCAGGAAGAAATCCCATATCTCTTGTAGGTACAGCAGAACGTACAATGATAACCTTTTCGAACTCTTTCTTAAACACAGCTTCTAAAGCTAGATATAAAGATATAAAGGTTTTACCAGTGCCCGCTGAACCATCTAGACATAAATGATTACCACTTGCAAAAGAATCAAATACTAATTTTTGATTCTGAGTTAATGGATCAAGCTTTACTAGATGCTCTAATTTTAAACGTAATGGTTTCTTATTCATTTTGTATTGATATTTCCTCTATCAGCTGGGGGCATTCCACTTCGAATTCTTGATTGGACTTCTTTCCATCCTTCACCGGCTTTTTTTAAAACAGATCCACCGGTTTCTCCAATAATATTTGGAGCTGAAAGTACTTGTTGTATATTAGGATCTTTTGTATATTCTTGCATAGAAGAAATAGACATCATCTTAGTCTCTACTTCTCCAGTTTCTAGATTTTTAAAATCATATAATGGCATTAAACCACTCCGGTTGTTTACGTTTAGTCCAACACATGTTAAACTTTTCTTGTTTGGTCTCATAGAAGTTTCTATACGACTTAACAGCATCAGTGCCGCCTAATCCAACAACAACGCATTCAGGATTAGAACCCATTGCTAACTTATAGGGCGACTTAGATTCTGTATGCTTGATATTAACTGGTAGTTTTTGTAAAACATTTCGAAGTTTAGTATCTGTCATATGAACCTTTCCATATCTATATGTATACTCATCGCAAAGCGCAATAAAATGTTCATAGTGCCATTTATAGTTTTGACAGTTTTCACGTGTCCATATAGTTGAGGGGTGGTTAAAATGGCATGCTTTATATAACAGTGTTTCACGTTCATCTTCTAGTTGGAAGTACTGGATCATTGAACCTGACTTTGAGGGTCTACGTTCCATAATACCATCAACCATTCTATGGACTGTTGATAGCATTTGAGCTGATTCAACAATCATTTTAACAACGTGTTTATCACATTGGGACTGTGCTGCTATCACTGGATCATCATCTAAAACAAATATATTCATATCGATTCTTCATTATCTAATATAGGTATATTATATCATACTTTTAAGCAAATGTAAACCCCTTAGGTGAAAATAAATGAAATTAATCACCTAAGGGATTACTATCAATGCGCCTTGCTAATTGCCTCCATATCATCTAAGAAATGATTTAAATGCGCGATTTTCTTCTCCATTTTATACGCTAACACATCCTTTCCTTTTTTTATTAATTTTTTCTGATAGTATAATGCCTCATTTCGATCCTTCCTAAGGCGTTCAATTTGAATATAACTCATAAGCAATCTCCGGGTTAAGTTAATTGAAACTATCATGATATAGATTTTTGTAGTATAGATCTCCTATTTTTTGATTAAATTTGGAAAAGCACCTTTAATCATAGCCTTTGTAATATATTTGAGTTTGATATTTTTATCTTTGGCATTACAGAATAATTGCGCATCTTCCGGATGAATTGCTTCTAATAAATCGATAAAGATTGTTTCTCTTTTAAATTGATTAAGCTTTGGAGTAGCAGCTTGTACAAAGTTCGCAAACTTTGGATATTCGAATCTAAGCTGTTTTGGTAATTTTTGACTAGTAATATCAAACTTTTTAAATGGTGGCTCACCTGGTGGTAGCGACAATTCGATTGTTTCATCAAAGTTGATACGTAGTATATCCCTAAGAGCTGTACAGTCTTGAGATTGTAAATATTGAACTCTTTCTCCTTTAGTTCCTAGTTTGTTAGCACTTTTTAACACTTCGCTAATAAGTGGTTTTATTGCTGGTTTAGCCATTGTAAAATTCCTCTACGCATTCAATCAATAGATTGCATCGTTTTTTAATAAGATAGTTTAGTACTTTCATTTTCATTGGAAGCTTTTGTGTTACGTAAGTATTTATAATATTTTCACTATGAACTTTTGGAATGTCATCTAGATCAATAAGAGTTTTATTCCTTTGAAAGTTTCTATACTCGTCGTGTGACATAACTTCAGATAGATTATCTACGTTTTCAGTCCAAAACTCTAGCTTCTTTTTAGTTATAGGACTTTGACGTATTCCATCCATAATAGCATTATCAGCAGATAAGATATTAGGAATTCCATCGCCTTTATCGCCTCTACAAATATGTTCAAACTTATAAGTCCTAGGGTTCTTATCAACAACGAATTTCTTTTGTATTGGTGAGAACTGTTTAACGTTATTATATTTGTGTAGTTGAATAAAGTCTTTATCAGATGAGATAATCATCACTGGTTCATGTTGGCCAAACTCTTGAGTGTTGATAGTAAGAGCACCAATAACATCATCAGCTTCGCATCCATCTAAATGTATTACCTTATACGGAAAGTGTTCTTTTAACTCTTCACGTACTAAGTTTAAGATTCTAAAGATCTCGCCCCAATCAACTGTAGATTGTTCATCACGATTCTTTTTACGCATTCCTTTATATACAGGAAAGTAATCTTTACGCCAGTAACCAGCACCATCAGCACAGATTACCATTTGACCATACTCTTTCCGATACTTTTTATTATACATACGAATACTGTTTAGTATCATATGACGTATCATATTTTCATCATTAAGCTTTTGTACAATAATATTAGATAGCGCTATTTGGCTATAATCAAGTAAAATCATTCATCAATACCCATTAGTTTTTCATATAAATTATTAAAGTCATCATGTAAAAAATGATGAACTCCACCGTAACGCATTAACATTGAAGAGACCATATTCATAATAACAAACATATCACGAGATTCAGGTAAGTCTTCATCTCTAAAATCTAGTTCATCAAATTCGCTATGATCGTTTAACAATACTTCCTCTATTACAAGAAGGACAGTTTGAGCAGCCTCTCTACATTCTTCAACGTATTCTTCGTATTCAGTTCGTATCTCAGCATAGTCGGCGTCAATAGCAGCTTGACGAATATGCGTTGGAAACTCTATTACTTTACTCATACATTATCCTTATTTAATAGATATATTATATCATACTTTTAAGCAAATGTAAACGTTTATTTTAAAAAACTTTTAACAGCGTTTCCACCTAGCTTAATCTGAATGATACCATTATAGTAGTCATCAGTAAACAGCACCTCTCTATCAAACTGTTCCTTTGCTTCCATGTATGAACATTCACCCTTAGTCTTACAAAGGTGTAATATCTCCCTATAAAATCCATCGTCTCCCATCTTCTCATGATGTTCTTGAAGATGCTTATTAGAACCCCAGTACGTCTGCCAATCAGATTCAACTAAGGTTTTCTTTCTCCTCTTTCGAGTCTTGGTTATTCCTAGAGTCTTTTGAGACCAGAAGAACTTCTTTCCAACATACTTCTGGGATGTTGCTAGATTCGTTATCAGGTAGACAAAACCGTAAACGTCTTTGTGATTGAAGTCTTCTGGCGGTAGCCATTCTGAACCTTGATAGTGCCATGTCATTACTCGTCGTTAAAGTCTAGTTCTTCTAGAGCTTCATCCTGTTCTTCACCACAATGTGGACAGAATAAAACTATCTCGTCTTCCTGATGTCCAACAATGCTTCTATTATAACAAACTTCACAGTTAACTACTGATCGCTTCATATGTTATCCTATGTTTTTAAATTGATCCCAACCGCCAATAGATACACCATCAACTTTTATTTGTGGGAAGGTCCTTGCAAGAGGGAATTTCTCTAATAGCTCTTCACGATTAAAGTCCTTTCCAAGTTCGAATACTTCATATTCCGCTATACCATAACTCTTTAAGTTTTCTGCTTTCTGCTTTGCGTACTCACAGAATGGGCATTGACTCTTGCTATAGATTTCTATTTTCATCATAAACTTAATCCTTTTAACGCATTACTATCTATATCTTGTTTAACTCCACCAATTACATAAGAGCTGATTTCTGTTTCTTGTGGAGCAACTTGTACATTACCACCGCCAATCCACTTTTCAGTCCATGGTAATGGGTTTGCTTGTGGAACTACATAAGGGCATGGTAATCCAATAGCTCTCATTCGCTTACAACCAATCCATTCAATATAATCTGCTAAGATCTTTTCATTAAGACCAATCATAGAACCATTTTTAAACAAATAACTAGCCCATTCTTTCTCTTGGTTAATTACTTCTTCGTATAATGCAATTGCTTCTGGTTCCATTTCTTTAGCAATCTTTTCAAAATCTTTATCTTCTTTCTTAAGAAGTTTTAACATAGTTGTAGTTGATGCTAAGTGAACATTCTCATCTCGAGCAATTAACTTAATAATCTTTGCGTTACCTTCCATCTTTTTAAGTTCAGCAAATGCCCAAGAACATGCAAAAGACACATAGAATCTAACACCTTCTAAAGCATTAGCACTCATCATAGCCATCCAAATAGCACGTTTATGATTCATTTTACTTATAGATGAATTATGATTAGCCTCAATAAGATCATCATAGTATTTAGCAATAGATTTACCGCAGTCCATAATATTCTTTTGATTTAATAGATCATCAAATACAAAAGATGGATCTGGATAAATATTACGAATAATATGCGTGTACGATCTACTATGAATTGTTTCTGAAAACGACCATGTTTCAATCCAGTTCTCTACTTCAGGTAAAGATACTATAGGAAGAAATGCTAGGTTTGGAGCACGACCTTGAACGCTATCAAGTAGAATCTGCCGTTTAAGATTACTTGTAAAAATATGTTGCTCATTTTCTGTAAGAGAATTAAAATCCTTTTTGTCTTTAGAGACGTCTACTTCTTCAGGTCTCCAAAAGAAACCTAATTGCTTGTCTGTTATTTTATCCATTTGTGGATACTTTACTTCATCGTATCTTTGAATATC